CTCTAAACCAATTTGAGAACGTTTAGCTACAGCGGCCTTAGACTGGCCTTTAGTGGCTTTATAGGCATCTACGGATTCTCTCACGAGTTGGACATATGGATCATTATCCAGTTCTGGGCGATAAATATCAATAAGTTTTCCTACCTTATTGAAGTCGACAATAGCCTTATGGGGTTGGTCTTTAATCTTGCCAGAAAGACCATAGTCAATAAGAATTGCTTCCTTACCCCCTTCTCCGTCAGTTAGAAATTGCTCATTATGCATGTCACCGTGATAAAAGCCCATCTTATGAAGGTCTTTGATTGCGGCTAAAGCTTTTTGGGCCTGCTCGGGAGACATTTTTAAGTCGCGTTCTTTTTCCTCGTCTGTGCGATTAAACCCACCAGACCATAGGGGTTTGCCTTTAGAAAAATCCATTTCTATGTGTGAGTCGGAGGCGCTATAGATCTTCGGAGAATGTCCCAGTTCTCCCATTTTACGTCCCAACTCAACCTCATGTTCTCCCCACTTCTTCCCTTCTTTTAAGGTTTTTACAACATGGCCGGTTTTGGGGTCTTGATACACAACGCCATAATTTCCCTCTGCCAATTTTTTCATCTTAGAGATGTCTGGCATTGATTCGGGTTGCTTAGGGCCTCGCTCCTCCACTCTATCATTTCCACCGACGCTCACCCAGTGGCCATTAGCCTCTTTGCGAAGTGTACTACCGGTCTGCGGATTACGATAAACTTGGCCTGGAACCGCCGACTTTCTTATAGCCTCTGGTACGAGTTCATCGGAGTAGGAGGTGCTTCTCCAACCTGAGGGTATATTCATTGCGCTCTTTATCATCTAATATCTACCTTAAACCCCATATAATGTCCTCGTTTAAAGATAGGGGAGATATAGAATGCGGTTATTATGGCCACTGCCACCTACAGGAAGTTTGACGTAAAGCACGGACTTACAGTCAATGGCCTACCTTTTGTAGATGGACAAAGAAACGTTATTGTTAATGACTTAACGGTTCAAGGTGTATCAACCATCATCGATACAAGGACCATTACGTCTGTAGATCCGGTAATCAGCCTAGGTGTATCTGGTAAGACTTATACCTCCACAGAAATAATACCAGGAACGCCAGGACGTATCAAATTCTCAAAAGAGGATTTTTCAGATATCGCGGTCGGTGATGCAATAAAATATGAAGTAGGAGTTGGCGGTACAATTGCCACAGGATTGGCGGATGGAACGGTATACTACGTAGTTAGTAGAGAACCAGATGTTTCATCTGATGATTATTTAACAATCACCATTAGCTTGGTTAAGGGTGGATCTCCAGAAAACATTGCTAGTGCTGGATTCGGCTCTCAGCTATTCACCCTAAATCCACTACGTGATCTTAACCAAGATCTTGGTATTGAGTTCAATTATGTTGACGGAGTGCCTCAAAAGGGATTCTTTGGATACAAGGATTCCACAGGTCATTTTACGTTCCTTTTAAATACTTCCTATTCTGGGTCCGATGACGGAGGTGATGTAGGCTCGCCAGTGTTCACTGGGGCCAAAGGAGGCTTAGAAGCTAAGTACATTAAACTTGAACCAAGTGCTGCTTTAATAGGTAATGTACCTGCCATAGACATTGACCAAACATGGGATGATGTTGCTAGTATATTTAAAGCAATAGAAATAGATATTGTTGATACTGCCTCTGATCCTAGTTCTAATTTATTAGATATAGCTGTAGGAGGACAACAGAAACTCTTACTCCGTAAGGACGGAGCGTTATCACTCAATTCTAGTTCATATGGGGCGGTATTAAATGTTAATCAGGGTTCTATTGATGAAACAACTCTGATTAAAGGTACTGCTACTTGGAATGATGTTACCGAGGTATTTTATGGTATAGATCTTCAAGTAACCGAGACTGCTTTTGCTGCAGGATCAAAACTTATCAATCTTTCCGGCTCGGTAGATAGAAGTTTCTCTGTAGGTGCCTATGGTAACATTGAGAGCAATGTAGAGTTTACTGGAGGTACGACTCAAACAGCAATTAAGCTAGACGTAACTGATACCTCGTCGGATATAAATTCTTTACTACTAGATTTACAAGTAGGCTCTGTAAGTAAGTTTTCTGTAGATAAGAGCGGTAATATCGTTGCTGCAGGTGATCTTACAGTCCAAGGCGGTGTTAGTTTTGAAGACTTTATTGATATTAAAGCAAATCCTAACGGAAGTGGTACTTATGAAGATAATACTCGAGTTCAGACATCTCATGTAATCATACCGGCGGGAACTGCCACTGCAACAGTAATTAATACCTTTGATAAAACAGAGTTTATAACCGGAAAATATTTAATACAGATGAAACAGGGATCAAACTACCACTCTGCTGAAGTCCTTCTTATCCATGATGGTTCGGGAGCGTTTATGACCGAATATGCCGCAGTGTGGAATTCTTCGATCCTAGGAACACTAGACGCTGCAGTTAGTGGAAATAATGTTAATTTAACTTTCATGGCCACAGCGGCTACAGTGGCAGCAAACTCAATAGTTGATGTTAAAGTAACAAGAATTTCTCTTGTCGATTGATAAAAAGAAAGGGGCTTAGCGCCCCTGACCACGATACCTCTTCTTTCGGCCGTTACGACTTGTAGCGGCCAATCTAGTATTTCGCGATTGTCCCTGAGAAGTATTTTTAGGAGTAGAAATAATTAACTTTCTTCCATTCTTAACAGTTACTCGTGCCATGCGTGATAAATGGTATTTGAATCTTTATTATATCATCTATTGACCATTTTTAGATCGTATGAGGAGGGGGCGAAAAATTTTGTTACTCTGTCAATGAGCGCTTCGGACATAATTTCTCCACAGGAAAACATATCAATAGCACAACAACTATTCTCTGGCCACGTATGAATAGAAAAGTGAGACGTTGATAACAAGGCAAGATAAGTATATCCTCCTCCACCAGGGAACTTATGACTACACTCGTCCAGTATTTCCGCCATGCAATCCTTTAACTCTGGATTAATATATTCAACAAAACAATCCATCTCGCGAAGAAGAAGCGGATCCACGCCGTAGAGATTGAGCAAAAAATGTTTTCCCATCTTAAAAGTTTAAAAAATATATTTCAGAGAAGGACGGCTCTGTAGTTAACTCTGAACCTTTAAACCCGGGGATCATGATACGATCGAATGAGGGAAAGAGATTAGAAATATCACTGTACTTGAGTTGGTACTTAGAACCCGGCGTTGAAACGCAGACTTTATATCCTAAGTTATGAAACTCATTCATCATGGATATCGTTGATTTAAAAGGTTTTTCGCCCCATAGGAAATTGGAACCATAAATTCCGTAGGTACGTGGCAAATGTGTATAAATAACTACGTTTTCAGATATTATACTCTCCGACATGGTATAAAAATCTTCTTTTCTAAATAAAAGATTCTTTTTTCTAGAGAGTATGGATGCATTCTTTATCTTGTCAAAAGGCGGCGTAGTTGGTAGATATAGAGCATCATAACCCCGTCCTCTATATCTATGGGTGTATGAAGACATTGCCCATAGCAAATATAACAAGGCAGAATTTCTTAAATCTAGCGTAGCAAAGGACTTCTCATTAAATTTTTCTCTCAGACTGATATATTTCCTTCTCGTGGGAGAATCGCTAAAAACCTCAGAGTATAACTCTCTTAATACCGTGGAAAACGTCGGAATACTTAACGATTTATGCATATCCACAATAAACCGCTCTTTTGTAACTCCTATGCCTCCTTTGCATCTATATAGAAGTTGCCCCGAGCTTAGTCCTACATCGTAAATGTAGAGATCTAAGACGTCGGGGCGAAGTGAAAGAAACTCTTCCACTAATAATGGTTCTCTACCAGGATATTTGAAGGTAAAAATATCAGAGTTTAATTTTTCTCCAGGTTTTTCCATTATAAAAGCAGATCAGGTCTGGGGCATAAAACCTAAGAGTACCAGGAGGGATTGAATAGCGACCCGAATCGGTAGGACTCCCAAAAGTCTTATTGAGTAGATACTCTGTGTACTCTTCTGTATTTTCTACGATACGAATTGCTTTATTCAGTAACTCATAGACATCTTGGATGGTGTAAGTCAGAGTATTTACAGCCCAAGTCTCATTTTTGCGGAATGATGGAATAAGTCTAAAAGGATACCTCGAATACCTACTGGCATCCTTCATTTTCTCTCTTAGAGCAATGATCTTATCTGGTTTCACCTGCTCATAGGTATCCGATCGCGTAAATACTTTCATTTTTGTCCGTTGGCGAGGGTGAAAAGAAAATTGTGGATGTAAGTTTCGGCAAAATCGGGAGAAAAGTAGGCCTTTAAGATACCACGGGCGGGATCGTTTTCTGCCATATGGACGTCGTATTCTCTCTGAGAAGATTCAGAGTCCGTGGGGGGTGGTAATGCTTCTTCCGAGCAGGTATGGTATGCCCCAAGGAACTTTGAGACCTCTTTAAGATATTCTTCATAAAAATCTTCTTCGGATTTTTTAAGAGAGAACTTGGAGGAAAAGAATTTAGATAGATCATAAAATTTAGATCCAAGAGCCTCACTATCAGGAAAATCTTTTAAATAGAGTTCGGCATAATCCATATTTGAGGATATAGGGTGGAAATCTGTCGCTCCAAAATACTTCTTACTTCCTATCCTGAGATACTCTGTGCCAAAAATAGGAAAGTCATATCCAAAGTCCGGATAGATGACTAACGTCTCTGCGGTAAATTTATCAGGGACTGATAGGTTACAAACGCGGGCTCTTCTGAATTTCCCACCAGAAAAAACACTCGAGCGAATTTCGGCGGAATCTTTGATTATGCAAGGATCTACTCCGTGTAATGAAGTATCTTCTTCTGAAAGATCCGGAAGGTGAGTAGTAATAAGATTAGTTAGGGACATCCATCTTCTTGTCGAGTAGAGCTTGATTTAAAAATCTAATAAATTTTATTGTTTCAATCTCATCTAGAAGAACCTCAGAAAACATTCCGAATTTTGACCTATATCCGAAAATGTATTTAATTCCTAACTTCAGTCTTTTGAAGAAGGAAAATTCATTAGAAAGATTCATACTTAGATATACCACCGTGGTATCTACGTCATCATCGATGACATCGGCAATCAGTTGATGCTCTAAGTGCCCACAAAGGCAATAAAACGTCTCTCTTTTCATTTTGACACAACCCTAGATGAGTGATATTTCCAAAGCCCGGGAAGTCCCTCAGAGTCTAGAATGGCTATTTCTTCGGGAGATAGTTCGTCTCCCATGCATCCGCCACCGAAATCGTCTTCTACCTCTACTTCTCTAATGATCAGAGACATCTCATCATTAGCTACACTGATATCTAGAATGGTACCCTCATCCCAGCCCATCTGCTCCATGATCTCATCGGGGATGGTGAGGACCCCGTTCTCATCGATGGTGGTGGTGTATTTTTTAGACTCGGGAGAGATTGTTTTATTCCAGATCTTTTTAAAGTTAGCGTTCATTTCATCTTGGAGATAGTCGATAAATCGTTGGGCTCCAATTATGGCGTTAAGCACATCATCATCTTTTTTTGATTCGACCCCGGCCGCTGCGGAGTCTAAAATCCTTTTGATGACGCATAGATCTGAGATCTGATCATCCAGATCGTTCATTAATTGCCAAAGTTCTTTATTCATCGGAGGAAGCTTTTTCGTTTTTACGGAGTTGCTTTAATTCTTTGTATAATGTTTTGATTTCAAGATATGCGTCCTCGGAGGACATTTTACCACCTACCTCAAGACCAGTAATCAAGGCTACTTTATCGCCGAATCTGGCTAGTGCCCTTTCAAAATCTGAAAGGTTATCGTACATAGACATTAAGAATCGGATACAGATCTATAATACTCATTATATCGGATAAATCGGGAAAGTGATGGTTTTATCCCGAGACTGTTACAACATTCAACATACGACAACCACTCATACCACGGGGTGGTGGGATCAAGCGCTGGTAAGGCCGTAGGAGTCTGGTTTTTCATCACTTTTACCCTCAAGAGATTTTGCCAATAGTTCAGAATAACATTCAAGAAAAGTGGAGTCAAATGACATCAATCCCGTTTCAGCGAGGAGGCTGTGCATTTTATTAAGTTTGTTCCACTCGTCATTGTTCATCTTTATTAAGATCCTGGAGGAGTTCTTCGGCCATTTTAATGTGTTTTTTAGAGACTTTATGCATACTCCTCTTTAATAGAAAGGTTTCATAGCGTAGTCTAGGATACATTCTTAAAAGAAACCAAAATCTTGAGAGATTTATACGAATTCTACTCAGAGTAAGTAGGAGGTAATCTGAGGCATTTTGATCTACCGATAGTATATATAATCCAACTCCAAATAGTATTAAAAGAGAATAGTAGTAAGAATTATACATAACAATCAGTCCCAGAAAATATTTAATACGAGTAAACTTCTAGATAGGGTGGAGAAGGGAACAAATCTAGAAGTATTTTCCCCCTTATCTTTTAACTCCTGGAGAAGTTGAAGAGCTGCGCGGGTGACTACGTTGTCTTCTACAAACTCTCTATACCGATATATTCCGGGCTTTTTTGTCCTTTGAAGGATGCAAAAGTGATTATATGACCAACCTTTACGTTCTTTATCAGAAATATCGTACTCAGGATCGGTGCATACTGACACTAGTTTACTTAACTCTGTGCCCTCAATTTTTTCAAATTTATGTGTGGTATTTAGATAATACTCATCTATCTGCTTTGGAGACTCTACCTCATAGAGCCGGGAACGACTCCATTCGTCAGAATAACCCTCGCATACCGCAGTGTCGTCTTCTGCGTAAACCTTAAAAACTATATTTACTTCCAACCATCTATATTCGCTATCTTTCGGAGCCTCTCGAGCTGAAATATGCAAAATTTCAGGATCGTCATTCATTTTTTAGCTCCGATAGATTTTTAATCTATTATACCATAAAAAAAAGGAGCCATGAGGCTCCTATTTAGTATTTTTATCTATTAATCAACTAATTGCCGGAGCAGTCAAAGCTACCGGAGTTGCTTCAACGCTGGCCAGATCGAGGGGGAAGTTGTGAGCATTCCGCTCATGCATTACCTCAAAACCAAGGTTGGCGCGATTGAGGATGTCAGCCCAGGTATTAACCACTTGCCCTTGAGGGGCGATGATCGACTGGTTGAAGTTGAAGCCGTTCAGGTTGAATGCCATGGTGCTAACACCAAGAGCAGCGAACCAAATACCGACCACGGGCCAAGCGGCAAGGAAGAAGTGAAGTGAACGAGAGTTGTTGAACGAGGCGTATTGGAAGATCAGACGACCAAAATACCCATGAGCAGCAACAATGTTGTAGGTCTCCTCTTCCTGGCCAAACTTGTAGCCGTAGTTTTGAGACTCAGTTTCAGTAGTCTCGCGAACAAGGCTAGAAGTCACGAGTGAGCCGTGCATTGCGGAAAACAGACTACCTCCAAACACACCGGCCACACCCAGCATGTGGAAGGGGTGCATCAGGATGTTGTGCTCAGCCTGGAACACCAACATGAAGTTGAAGGTGCCACTAATCCCGAGGGGCATACCATCGGAGAAAGAACCTTGGCCAAAAGGATAGACAAGGAACACGGCCGAAGCAGCAGCCACGGGGGCGCTGTAAGCCACGCAGATCCAAGGACGCATACCGAGACGGTAGGAAAGTTCCCACTCACGGCCCATGTAGCAGAAAACGCCGATCAGGAAGTGAAAAACAACCAACTGATACGGGCCGCCATTGTAGAGCCATTCGTCAAGCGAACCTGCTTCCCAGATGGGGTAGAAGTGAAGGCCGATAGCATTGCTAGAAGGCACAACAGCACCAGAGATGATGTTGTTTCCGTACATTAGCGAACCTGCCACAGGCTCACGGATGCCGTCGATATCGACAGGAGGAGCAGCGATAAACGCCACGATAAAGCAAACAGTTGCAGCAAGCAGAGTTGGGATCATGAGAGTCCCAAACCAACCAACATAGAGACGATTGTTAGTGGAGGTTACCCACTCGCAAAACGACTCCCAAGTATTGGCAACTTGCTGCCGGGAGACGACAGAAGTAGTCATATTAAGATTTCGATGTTCAGGAGTATGTAAATCAGGGGCTGGGAGGCTCCCGATGTATCTATTATAGGATAAAACCGGGGACCTTAAACAGACCTGTAACAATCTTTAACCTAATGTCATGGAATCAAGACAAATGAGAGAGTAGGTCGGGGATCACTCGCTCTGAGGAGTAGTGAGTCTTGATTAAGTCGACAGAGTTTTTACGCATTCTATGGTACTCAGATACGTCATTCCAAATCTCATCGAGCAACTGCGCAAACTTTTCCGACTCGAGGACTCGAGGCCCTCCGTCATTAAGGTGGCGATTGTCATCGTCGATGGATAAAAACACTCCAGTCTGAGCTAATGTAGTTGTTGAGTCTGGTAGTGTAACTGTCTCCAAGAAGTGACGATGGAAGATTGGCACCGCAAGCAATGCGGCCTCTAGACCCTGATACTCAAAATTATTACCATAGTCAAGGTGATTATGCTCAAATGAGCGCGGGTGGGTGGCAAATGCACTTCTTGAGATTCTTTCTAATCCTCGTTTGTAGTCATATGAGCCGATTACGTACATATAGTCAGGATTTTGACCCTCCTCGTCGAGGAAATCAAACAATTCATTGTTTACTTTAGCGGATGAGAACGCAGAAGGTCCCTTTATCGGTTTATAAAACCTACCTGAAGTAAACCACGTTAGATTGTCTTCATAGTTTTTTAGTTGAGAGTAACCAGCAATAGATCGCTCAAACCCTATCATCTCAGTGACAAATCCTTTATCGGCAAGAGGCTTATGTAAGTTCAAAACCAAACTACCACGCTTCCACGCCACGGCTCTAGCAGCATTGATGAGACGTTTCTCTCTACCCTCCCTATCTAGAGAGATAAGATGCTGGATAAATGGTATGTGAAAAAACACATCCATCTTTTTTGCTTGCTTGGTAATATTTTTACGCTTCAACCACTTAATAAAGCCAGATTTTGTCTCAGTGAGTGAGTGGCAGAGAAGACCATCACAAACTTCTATGGCATTAGCGTAATCTGCGTTTCTTCCAATGCTTAAAAAATGATGATCGTGATTAATCATCCACTTTGGCACCGAAATCGGCTCAAGGATGAACTCAACGTAGTTATTTACGATACTTGGAGAGGCGTTTTTTGCCGGAACGCTAAAAACAAGGACTAAATCATAGGAGTCATTAATTTTACAGACCAACTCTGCACTTTCAGAGAAAGAAAATATGGATACGTCGATATCCGTCGAGGTATCCGGTCTTCCTATGTTGATATTTAAGGCAAAAATATCACAAACTGCTTTTTTCTGGTCAAAAAATGCTTTGAAGTGGCGGGCGTAGGTACTAACCCCACACCCTTCCACTCCACGCAGCATCAATATGGCTACTTTAGGTAATTTCATTAGGACTGAAGCGTATGTTACGCTTTAAACAGCCTAGATGGCTGTTATATTTGCCATCCAGTCCTTAAGTGCCGCTTCTAGGTCTTTAATTTTATCTTTTTCCCGGCCCTCCATGAATTTGTTCCAGCAATGCTGACCTCGTTTGGGCAATCCGCGCTTAATCGCGGCTTGTTTCATTTCTTCGAGCTGGGTTTTGCGCTTCGCGCGCCCCTCTCGGGTGGTGAGAGATCGATTATGCTCCCAATCTTCCTTAAATTCGACCCATTTTGCCTTGAGATCCGTATTCCCGGCATTGTCGGCAAAGAATTTTGCCAACTCTGTCCTCTTCATGCCAATCTTCTTCCCCTCCTCCTTGATTTTGTCCTTGGCCGAGGGCATTTTCACCCTACGAGTGCCTGATTTTGTGGTAGTTTTGGCCTTTTCGACGCCGATTTCTGCCTTTTCAACGATAATAGAGCGGCGCGAGTCGGTAAATTCTTTGAAGGACTGGATCTGCTCGATGATATGGGCATCCATTTTAGCCTCATCGTCGATAAATCCACGGAGAAGAATAACTCGGGCTTCCAATTCGGACTTTTGGGACTGCAATTCGAGTCGTTCGGCATTCACCAATCGGCTGAGTGGCATGGAAAGTACGGCTTGGACCTGAACATCGCTCAACTTCCAGCGCTTTTTAAGCTTTTCCGTCGCAGTTTCTTTCGTCTTAGAACTGCGGATGATTTTGATTACCTCATCAATATCCGCCAGAATGGTAAGAAGGCCATCGAGGATGTGAATTTTATCCCCAAGTGACTCACATTCTGCGCTATAGCGATTCTTGAGAGCTTTGCATCTTGCCCCGTACCACTCCTCAATGATGTCTTTTACACCGAAAACAGTCGGTAGGCCATTGGAGATCGCTGTCGCATTAACACCAATCGTATCGTGGAGGTTGGTAAAGGCAAGAAGCTGACTGACTACAGAATTTGCGTCTGTTCCAGTTTTCAGGACGACTTGGATTTCAATACCCGCGCGGGACGAGTGGTCAGAGGCGTCGATAACTCCGACAATTTTTTCACTTTCCACTCCTTCTTTGAGTCTTTCAAGGAATCTTTCGGAGCTGCCTGAAGCCAGAGAGGTAATAATAATAGCAT